GTGGTTCCTTCCCATTGGTGTGCCAATAAACATTGCATCGCCCTTCTGGTCAGCTAGGGCAGGACGTAAGATTTGTTCCCATACTGACGGTTTCATGTCAGCATACTCATCCATAACTAGGAACTTAAGACTGACACCGCGCATGGTTTCTGGTCTGTCAGCACCCTTCAATGAGATTGTACAACCGTTGATTAAAGTAATCTGAAGGTTGTTAATGTGAGAACTTTTAATTACAGGATTTGCTAACTCTAACAGAGTTGTCCACATGATGTCCCTAGCTTGCCCTTGAGTTGGAGCAACATAGTAGACATGACCACGTTCTGTTTGCAGTGCATTGATAATGAGCAACCAAGCCGCTAGTCTGGACTTACCAGTACGACGACCTGCGGCAACAATTTTAAATCGTGTAGGGTCACTGAAGACCTCTTGTTGCCAAGGAAGTAACTCGACGTTAAGTTCAGTCGACATTAACGTCCTTCATAATATCAACCAACTCTTTGCTACGACGACCTACCTGACCGTACCATTTAGAGTTAATCATCTCATTAGCGGCCATCAGGTAGTTACCTTCGTTGACGTAACGAATCATGTTCTTGAACTTAGATAGACGGTTACGACCAAGGTTAAAGGCCATGTTGACGCAGACCCTTTGGACATCCATAGGCTGACTATCAAGATTCATAAAGATAGCACAGGCGTCGCTGTAGGCGGCCTCACAGTCCTCTTTAAAGACATCCAGAATCCTTTCGTCCTCGACTGGTGTCCCTACAGGCCAAGTGTGCTCCATATCAGTCTCAGTAACCATATGGCCTATACCAAACGTAGGATACCCTTCAGAACACAGGTAGATCTCAGTAACATATCCTTCGTGACGGATTAAGTCTTCTTTGACAATTTCTATTAGCTCATTCTTTGTTGTCATCGACTATCTCCGCTTCAATAATATCTTCGTCAGTAGAAATCTTAGGGTCACCTATGCCACTAATCGTAATTGACACTGAAGGACGACCACCACTGGCGTTATCTTTCTCAAAGTAACTAACAGGTAACATACGATCCATTAGTAACTTCCAAGCCGCCGCTTGGTTCTTATGGTCGTCGTTAAGTGCCGCATCTAAAATACTTTCTAACACCTTATGTGACTTAGGTGAAGCCAACATACGTGCTTTATATTCGTTAATGATCGCCGCATCACCCTTCGGGCGACCAACCTTACCCCTATTGTTTGGTTTTTTAGCTTCTACGTCTTGTTTTCTAGGACGACCTAACTTTTTACCATTTGGGGATAAAGATTCTGACATAAGTATTCTCCTATATAGGTACTTAAGTGTTTCATGATTGTAAAACTTAACGACTAACTCAACGAATTACTTAACGATAACTCATTTGTCTCTTAAGATATGTATATTATAGCATAATATTTTCTAAATGTCAAGAGGTTTCTACTGTTTTTCTTAAGATACCGCCCTTTGGGTCACTTGTCAAGCCTTTTGTTTACATTTGTTATACTTTTTTCTTCTAAAGAAACACTTAAGTATAACAAAAGGTTAGCTTAAGCAGTTCATTATAGCTTTTTGTTATATTAATAGGGTTTTTATGCATTTCTGAAGGGTTTCTGAAGTTGACTTTTGTTGTGCCTAAGCGGGTACACACAAATTATAACAATCGTATCACCCCTCCCCGGCCACACTTAGGCCCCACCCAAGTTATCCACAGGATACACACAAGTTATCCACAGGTGTGCATAAGTTGTGGGTAAAGTTATCCACAGGATACACACAGGTGCACCAAAGCAGTGCATGAGTTGCACCAAAGTGGGGCAAGGTGTTCCAAAGTGGTGCATGTGTGTGCCTGAGTAGTACCCTTAGGAGACACCTAAGAAACACTATCGACAACCCAAGAACTGATAGATAAATACAATTAGGTCATGGTTGACCATATGCTTATAATGACCACACAAACACAGGAGAACACACATGAACACAGTAACCAAAGAACAGGCGGAACGCCTAGCAACAGAGTATAGAGCCTTCAGTGAAGCCGTCAGCCTAGACAGTGACATATCAATATCTGTCTGGGGCAAGATGCTACTGGAGACACAGAGAGAGCTAGGGATTGAGATGCATAGCGAAAAGACGTTACAATCCCTGATCCAGTCAGCAGATCGGAAACTAAAGCAACAGGAGGCGGCGTGAGCCGTCTCTAACACACAGGAGAGCACACATGACCACTACAGTAAAACTAACAGACCACGGATTCACAGGCGCATCAGGTAACCAGATGCTCCGACATATTTATGTCGAATGGCTTAATAACTATCTAACCGTTGAGTTATTCGCTGAGCACCACGAGATGACGGTTGAAGATGCTCAAGCGTTGATTGACCTAGGACGTAAAGCCTTGGAGCATTACAACACGGTGAGAGGGGCCGCTTAACCGCCCACTGATGATGACTAGGTTGCGCTAGTCGAAACACAGGCGTATAGTCTGTGTCTGGGTAGCAACACAACGAGGAGAACTACCATGTTAAAAGTTAAACCAATTGGATCAAATATGACAGAACTACACACAGACCAACATGTCATTTTGTTTAGTTACGAGACACCAGTGGCCGCACTACGCAAGGGCGACCACGAATACCTGAGAACCGACAAGTTCTGGTCGCAGACTACCTCACGCCACATCAACAAGTGGTTGCAAGGTGTCGAAGCTCAGACTGTCTCTCAGGAATACTTGTACGCATTTTCAAAGTGAGGAATGACAATGGAAGGATTATTCTTTACACTAGCAGGAATCGCAGGGTTCGCCCTTGTGATGGGATTTGGCGGTCTGATTGCTTGGGCTTGTGGGTTTGACCTTAACGAGCCGGAGTATTACGAACAGGAGGCAGATGATGACTGACTACGAGAACCACGACATCAACGATGTTGACGACTACGACCCACAATTGCAGTGGGTCATTGACGAGGTGATCTTTGCAATCACGCAACAGAAGCAGACTAACACTGTCTGGTTTGATGTCTACGAAACGATCACAGGATCGACGGCTGACGAGGCTTGGGACGAATACCAAGCGACCTTACGGGCTGAGGCTGAAGGCGAGGCACGATACGAACAGGAGCAAGACCGATGAGTGAACGTGAACAACTACTAGAGTGGCTTTTGACCTGTCCAGTACGTCAGGAGCTCAACTTCGACGACTATGAAATTATGTCGATTAACTTTCTGTATACTGAGGAAAACGATGAACAAGATACCACCAGTCGAGCGTGACGAGCTCACAGGTGGTCTCACGATGTCCTGTGCGTCCCTCTGGTGTGCTTTTCTTGCAGACGAGTTCGACTGGCAGGGTAATAGGTCGCTATCAGAATATTACAAACGTCGCTCACAGGAGCTCTCTGTGGCTCCTACGGGCTCTTTACATGACCGTCAGCTAGAGGAAGCGATTAAACGATGGAAACGATGACGATGGACTTATTTTTCGTACTGGTTCTTTTGACTGGTTGGACAGTTGCGATGGGGTTTGGTGCGTTCCTTGCGTGGTTATTTTACGAGAGGCACGACGAGGACTGATGGAGCATTGCGAAAGACAGCAAGAGGACTACGTCTCAGGGTGGACAGTTGGTTTGACGCTTTTGACAGGTCTGCTAACATTGATTACACTGGTTGTCGTTTACGACTACCTTAAAGACGAGCTAGAGGAATTTTTAAAATGAGATGCGTTGCTTGTAACACTGAACTAACGGACTACGAAAGCACACGAAAGGACACTAACGGAGAGTTTTTCGACCTCTGTAGTGACTGCTTGACAGAGGTCAAGATATCGCTCTACGAGCAAGAAGCCACAATAGGTGATCTTGTTCAAGGAATAATTGTTGAGAAAAGAGAGGAATGATGGTATACTCTTAAGGATACACAGGGGAACTTATGAAACACTTTAGGAAACCTAGGAAACACCTTAGGACTAATATTAAAAAAACTAATAGTAAAAAACTTAAGTTAACTAAGGTAGAGTGGAAAGAATTTATCAAGGAGTGTCGTTATGTTGTTGCCTAATGTCTCAACAGCGATTATAATGTTAGAATTACGGAACAGA